TGTGGGCGCTGATGATGAGCGGCACCCAGCACCAGTGCTTGGCTGCGCGCGACGAACTGCGCGACCGCATGACCAAAGCCTGCCGCGACCAGATCGAGGCCCGCGTGCCCACCATCCGCGCCAGCAATGTGCAGGCCGCCCGCGAGTACGCCGCCGAACTGCAAGCGGAGGCCGCATGAGCTTCCTGCGCATTCACGCCGACGAGGCCCGCATCTGCGCCAGTGGCCCGCACCTGGGCCGCCAGCGCAGCGTTGAGCTCGAGCTGGACCTGAGCGAGACGCAGTGGATGGACGCCCTGTCGTTCATGCTCAGCCAGACCAGCGACGACAAGCTGCTCAACCTGCTGCGCGCCGAGTACTCCGACCTGCTGGAGGCCGCATGAACACCACCACGCGCAAGTTCCCGAGGACGCTGCAGGAAGCGTTCCCGCAAGACCGCCAGTGGGCGTATTCGTTGGAGCGCACCAGCCGGCGCATGGACGCCGTGGGCAGCGTGCTGCTGGCCTGCGCCATCGGACTGGGCCTGGCCCTGGCGCTGGTGCACTGGTGGAGCGCGTGATGGCAGTCAACATCAAGCCAGAAGGCTGGGAGTGCCACGGGCCCTGCCACCAGGGCCGCGCCAAGTGCCCAACGCCGCATGCCTGCGAGCGTCCAGACGACGACGGGGGCACGTTTCGCCTGCTGGGCCAGGCGTTCCTTGCCGTGATCCTTGCCGCGCTGGTGGTCGTTTGCCTGGGGGTGCTGCTGTGAGCAAGTTCCACCTCGCCCGCGCCGTGCTGCGCGCCGTTGTGCGCCGCGACTGGCGCGTGGCCCGCATGTGGGCCGGCGTGCTGCGCGATTCTTTCAAACCCCTGCCTTTCTGAGGAGATCACCCCATGAGCGAGCTGCTGAAGATCAACGTCAACGACCACACCGAACGCAAAAACGGGCTGACCTACCTTTCCTGGGCCTGGGCTTGGGCCGAGGTGCTCAAGCTTGACCCCGCCGCCACTTGGGTGACGCACACCTACGGCCCGCAAGGCTCTGAAGAGCCCTGCATGCGCGTGGGCAAGACGGCCATGGTGCATGTGTCCGTCACGATCAAGGGCCTGCGCCGTGAGTGCATGCTGCCGGTGATGGATCACCGAAACAAGGCGATCCAAGACCCCGACGCCTTTGCCGTCAACACGGCCATCATGCGCTGCCTGGCCAAGGCCATTGCCATCCACGGGCTGGGTCTGTACATCTATGCCGGCGAAGACCTGCCCGAGCAGGACCAGCCTGAGCCCAAGGCCGAGGTCAAGCCGCCGAAAACCGGCCCCATCAGCGCCACGGACGGCGCCGCTGACGCCCTGCAAGAGCAGGAGCGCAACGAGATGACCGAGGTGGCGTTGCACATGATCGATTGCCACCGCAACGAGCGCGACCTGGATGCCATCCGCATCTGGTACGACCCCGCCACCTTTGAGAGCAACGAGCAGCGCGTGTTTGTGTGGTCGCTGCTCAAGACCGAATCCAAGCTCCGTGCCTTGATCAAGGCCAACCAACCAGAGAAAGAAGCAGCATGAAGATCACCACCAAGTGGTTTGGCGACCAGTTCAACGTCGGCCTGGCCAACGGCGACAGGCCCGAGTTCCTGTCCATCAAGGGCTGCCGCATCAAGAGCGGCGAGAAGGGTGAGTTCATCTCCTGGCCCGCCCAGAAAAAGGACGACGGCACCTACTGGCGCCACGCTTGGGGCTCAGATGAGTTCCAGGCCGCCGTGATCCGCGAGGCCAAGAAGAGCCAGCCGCAGGACACCAAGCCGGCGCGGCAGAAGGATGAGGCGTGGCAGGCCCGCGCCCCGGCCCGCCAAGCCGCGCCCGAGGATGAGGACGTCCCTTTCTGAGGTGCACCATGAACATCACGCTGTACCACGCCGCTGAGCTAGCCAAGCTGGAGCGCTTCGTCGACCCAGACACGGGCGAGATCAACACCGAGGGGTTTGAGCAAGCGGTGACCGTGCTGGCCGACAAGCAACGGGCCGTGGTGGCCTATTGCAAGAACCAGGAGGCGCTCACCGCCATGCTCAAGGCTGCCGAGGCTGACCTGGCGGCCAAGCGCAAGAGCGCCGAGAACCGCATCGCCAGCCTGAAGGCGTACCTCATGGTCAACATGCGGGCCAGCGGCACCGAGGAGATCAAGGCCGCCGACGGCACCTTCAGCGCCAAGCTGTACCCCGACCGCGATGAGTCCGTGGTGCTCGAGGAGGGCGCTCAGTTCCCTGCCGAGCTGTGCGCCAAGCCCAAGCCGCCGGAGCCGTCCAAAACGCTGGTCAAGGAGGCCATCCTGCGCGGAGAGCCTGTCGAAGGCGCCCACATCGTGCGCAGAGACCGCCTACAGATCAAGTAGCCATGCACAACCGGCTCAACCCCCGCGAGCGCGCCCACCTGGCGCGCGTGAAAGCCTTGGCCTGCAGCGTGTGCCAGGCCCCGCCACCGAGCGAGGCGCATCACATCAAGCAAGGCCTGCAGTTCACGGCGGTGGCCCTGTGCGAGAGCTGCCACCGCGGCCCCGTGATGGGCTGGCACGGCCAGAAGCGGGCCTGGGCGGTGCGCAAGCTGGATGAGCTCGACGCGCTGAACGAAACCATCAAGGCACTGGCATGACTGACCGCGAACTGCTGGAGGCCGCTGCGAAGGCGGCTGAGATTGGGAGGAGCATGTAATGGACCCGCTGTATCTCATCTTCTTAGCGCTGTGCTTTATCGCAGGCATATTGCTGGGGAAAGGAAAATGAAATGACCCGCCAATCCAATATGAAGTACGAAGGCCAAGGTTTAACGTGGTTCTTCCGCGTCGTGTGGGTGCTCTCCGCCATCGGCGCGGTGTCGCTGGGTGGCTTGAGTCTGTATGTGCTGTGGAGGGTGTTTGCATGACTGACACAAGCGGACCGGCATTCCCGTTGTTGAAGCACTACGTCAACGGGCACATTGAGCAAGTTGCCGAAGGCATGACCCTGCGCGACTACTTTGCGGCTCAGGCGATGCCGCTGGCACTTGCGGAGTACCGCATGGTCACACATTGCATGAAGCACGCTATGGGCGAAGACTGGGGAATCCCTTACGGTCTGTCGTCGGTTGCAAGCAAAGCCTACGAATTGGCTGACGCGATGCTGGCAGCCAGGGGCCAGCAATGACCCACACCACCACCCTGCACAACCCGCAGGAAGCCCACGTCACGCTGCAGCGCCTGTGGGGCTGGCTCAAGCCCCGCTTGCTGCAGGGCCAGCGCATCACGCTGAGCGTGGAGGAAGAGCGTCGCAACAACAGCCAGAACGCGCTGCTGCACGCCACTCTGGCCGACATCGCCAGCCGGCGCGAGTGGGCCGGCAGGAAATGGGAGGCCGAGGTCTGGAAGCGCCTGCTCACGGCCGCGTGGATGCGCACCCGCGGCGAGCAGCTGGTGGTGGTGCCCGCCCTGGACGGCCACGGTGTGGATGTGGTGTTCCAGCGCACCAGCCGGCTGAGCAAGGCCGACATGGCCGAGCTGATCGACTTCATCCAGGCCTGGGAGGCGCAGCAATGACCGAAACCCTGACCTGGACCCCCGCGGCCAACAAGCCCGACGCGGACATCAGCGTGCTGTGCTGGCGCGACACCCGGGAGTGGTTCTCGGGCTGGTGGGACGACGAAGCCGGCGCGTGGTTTGACGCAGCCACGGGCGGCATCGTCGATGGCGTGACGCACTGGGCAGATGTGCGGGGGCCGCAATGAACCCCTACCGCGCCCAAGACCTTGCCCGCTGCGCCGGCAACCCCTGGGTGGTCGAGGATCAAAGGTGCCCGTCGCGGGTGGAGGTGAAGCAATGAGTGACCTGAGAGACGCTGCGCGTCAGGCGCTGGAGGCGTGGGAGTACATCAACAAATACGGCTTTGTCTTGGCTGACTACGAAGGCCCGATGGAGCAAGCCATCACCGCCCTCAAGGCCACGCTGGAGCAGAAGCCAAAGTTCACCCTGTCCTGTGGATGCCCGTCGCAATACGGT